GGAATGCACTCAATGGTATTACCTCAGAAGCAGACGTCGCAGAGTTCGTCCTACGAGCGTATGTGGCAGCTAGTCAGAATCCACTCGCTGAGGCAGAGTGCTTATGGCTCCGCCGTTCGCTGGACGACTCCGGGTACAAGTACCTCTCTGAGCTTGGCTTACCAGATTATATCCAACAATGGTTAGATTCATTACACCAGTATCACCAAGAAATATTCCAATTCAAGATTAATGAAAGAGATAACTATGACGAAGATGAACAACAAAGCACGCCGAGTAGCTCGCGAACTGAAGCATCTGGGTGCGTCAATCCAGACGACCTCCCTCCTTGGGAAGGTGGATGCAACTCGGGATGCCGAGGATGCAACCAGACTGCGTGAGATGTTTGATGACCCAGATAATCCAATTGGACTGGTAGAACATGAACTACTGAAATTGCGCAAGACAAACCGTGGCCTGTACCTGGAACTCCGTGACGAGTTCCAAATGAATTACTTGGGGTAGTATGGATACTATAGATGGGTTAATTAAAGAGTATTGGGCACTCTCGCCGGATAGTCCATCCGGCTTAGTGTATATAAAGGGGCGGCAGGGTTCTAAACATAAGGTAGGGGACCCCGCATGTCCATACTTAGATTCTAAAGGATACTACGTTGGGGGTCTTGGTAGGCGTACTATAAAAGCACACCGGGCTGTGTACTTCTTAGCGCATGGTTGCTGGCCTACCTACATAGACCACGTCGATGGGAATCGACAGAATAATAACCCAGAGAACCTGCGAGAAGTAACCCACCTGGAGAATAACCACAATAGGCTTGTTCGCGGCTACTACAAAACCCGGCGTGGTAAGTATAAAGCAGTGATTAGGTGTGGCGGAAAACAGATACGACTAGGTGAGTTTAGTACAGAAGCTGAGGCGCGTACTGCTTATCTAACCGCCAAGAAAGAACTACACCCCACTGCGCCGGAGCGTTGCTATGCGTAAATTATCTAGGGCGCAAGTACGTCCTATGGCTCAGAAGCTAGCTAAAGAACAAGGTGGTACTTGTCCACTTTGCCTGAAAGTACTAGACTTCTCTGCTAAGAATGGGGTCTGTCTGGACCATGCGCATGATTCTGGATTTGTACGTGGGGCGTTATGTCGTTCATGCAATTCAATGGAAGGAAAAGTATTCAATGCTGTGGGGCGTTGGTGTGTAGGTAAAATGGACTACGCATTAACAGTACCGGCACTTAAACGTTTGATTGAGTATCTTGAGAAAACTCCGACTGAGTTTATTTACCCCACCTTCCAGACGGAAGATGAGAAGCGTATGGCACGTAATGCTAAAGAGCGTACCCGCCGTGCAACTACAAAGGCCCGTGCAGCCGTGAGGAAATCCAGTGTTAGTATCAAAGACTGATTGGCAAGCAAGAGACGGGGCGCTGTTTGAGACCCACCTTGAACGCAATGCAGGCACAGAGTGTCATTACTCCTTAACACAGAGCCTGGGTGACGGTACAAGTGTTTCCAAGACAGAGGAAACGGTGTACCTGAATCGTGACCAAGCTATTGAAATTGCTAAAACAATCCTACGTAATGAGGGCATTAACATTGGCTAGAATTTCCCCAATTAAAGTATTCACCAAGGACCAGCATCAGGCAATCCTTGAGCAGTTCAAAGATGATGCCGACGCAGCGGTGCAGTACAATGTGCTCGGTGGATTCGAGGAGCCAGTGGTATATCGACAGATGGTTCGGTACTGGCGAGAAGTGTTTATCAATAATGGCGGTAGCAAGGGCAAGGCGGACAGTGCCTTAAAGGAAGCCCGACGTTTGGTGCAACCCAGTCCAACCGATGATATTGGGGAGACCTATGTACCAGCAGTAGCTAGACGCATCCTGGTAATTGGTGATTTACATGAGCCGTACACGCATCAAGATGCGTACCAGTTCTTAAAGCACATGCGGGACACGTACCAGCCAGATATTGTAGTGCAGATTGGGGATGAGGCTGATAACCACGCTATCTCTTTCCACGAAAGCGATGCCAACCTCGACAGTGCGGGAGTGGAGTTAGAGAAAGCCAAGTTGGGCTTAGAGCAGCTGCATGAGCTGTTCCCGAACTTACTGGTGTGTGATTCTAACCACGGCTCCTTAATCTATCGCCGCGCTAAGGCGCATGGTTTACCGGTACAGTTCATCAAGAAGTACCGTGACATTCTGTTCCCGGAACATGGGGCACCCGGTTGGTCTTGGGGTGACGCGTGGGATTTAACGACCCCTATGGGTACTGTCCGCTTCCAGCACCAAGTAGCTGGGGACCTGCTGCTCAACGCAGCACATGAGCGTAAGAGTATGGTGATAGGTCACTTCCACGGCAAGTACGATATTCAATATGCTGCTAGCAGTACAGCGTTGTACTTTGGTGCCCACTGTGGGTGTTTGATTGATAACAGGAGTATGGCTTTTGCTTATGGTAAGCTCTCCCGTAGCAAGCCTATCCTAGGTGTAATGACTATTACGGATGGATGCCCGGCATTGAATCCCATGCTTTTAGATGGAGATGGAAAATGGGTTGGTGCATAGCGCTTCTAGTCATTGCAGTCGTCATGATTCTTGTGTCGGAGAGAACTAAATGAAGTGTAACTGCGGTGGGCCAGGCCCCGGCACGTGGGGCATCCACGCCCACGATTGCCCAATGAACCCCATGAGCGAGCTTCCAACAGGAGTAAAGTATGACCAAGATAAGCCTCGAATGGATTTACTGGTGCTGGATTGTCCCCGGGCACTCCGTGAGGTGTCAGCGGTTCTGGGGTATGGTGCTAAGAAGTACTCAGAAGATAACTGGCTCCGTGTCCCCGATGCTTCCAAACGGTACATGGCGGCTGCACTCAGGCACCTGACCGCACACACCTCTGGGGAGGAGTTTGACCCAGAGAGTGGTATGAAACATCTAGCACACTTCGCAAGCTGTGCTTTATTTATCCTTGAATTGGAGATGCGCAATGCCGGAACTAAATAGAGAGTATACTTGGGGTTCGGGACTGCACACCTATGTGATTAGACCGTGGGGGCAGGGTGGTGTACTGCTGTGCCTAGAGTACATAAACGCAAGGCAACTACTAGATGTACACACCCTGTTAGAACACCTCGACGAAGCAACCACTTACACAGGTTTCCGCTACGTAGATGAGCACCCATACTTTTGAGTTGCTCCGATTGGTGTCGTAACAAGTACGACGAAGCCTTAGAGCGCGGCGATACAAAGGCCGCGCAAGCATACTTGGAGATGTACCAGACATGGCTGGACAGAGAGAACTCAGCTTTGAAGAAGACAAACCAGTAGACTACGTGACCCCTGTGCTGAACAGGGTGAATGAAGGCGACTACTACGCGGCCCGTGTTCTAATTGATAAGATTAAAGATGCACAAACCCAAGTGGCGGTACGAAGAACAGTCTCAGTTAAAACTGGAATTTACCTGTGAGGTAGTATGTCTCTTGAGCAACGTCAAATCGAGTTAGAGAACAAATACACGGTACAGGGCCTAGCCGATGCCGTGGCTTACTGGGATAAGGAATCACAGGCAGGTAGAGCAGCAGACCACGACATTGGTCGTGTGCTGAGTATGCGTCTACTCAAGCTGGTCCAAACTGAACTAGAAGCTGTGTGCACCGACGGTTCCCGTGGCCTGGGTGGTAAGTACCGGGGCCTGGTGGGAGCAGTCGGATACGACAGGGCAGCTCTAATTGGGCTGCGCACTTTCTTGAGCCTCCTCGCCAATAAGCTCCGCAACGGTCGCACGGCACTGATTGCTCAGGACATTATCCAGAAGGCCGGGGATATAATGGCTATGGAGTACCTGCACAGTATGCTCACACAAGCCGCTCCTGGGTACATGCGGAGTGTAGATAAGTACATGCAGGATAATGGAACTCGCTCTACTAGTCACCGCAAGCGTACACTCGTGGCTAGTGCTAGGCGTATCGAGGGAGTAGATGAGGATGCGCTTCGTTGGAGTGCATCTGAGGCTGCTGGTGTGGGTGGGTTAGTACTTACCGCGCTGGTGCAGTCTGGTGTAGCCGAGTTGCAGCATATCCCCAAGAGCCGTGGACAGAGCTGGGTGGGTGTGTACCCGTCAGCCGAGGTGGAGGAGAAGCTACAGGAACTCATTAGCACTATGCGTGCATTCGTGCGTACACCACCGATGCTGGTACCACCTCGTCCGCATACCAGAGACACATTGTTTACTGGTTCTAGTTACCTTACTGGATTATCCCGACATGCCCGCGGTATACACACCCGCACACACAAGAAGGATGTGCAGGAATGGGTTAGAGGGAACATTTCGGATACAGTTCTGGATGCAGCAAATAAAGCTGCAAGCCAGCCGTACAAGATTAACACGGAAGTAGTTGAACTCCTCCGAGATGTGTATCAGTCTGGTGTGTACAACGGCATTGCAGGTATCCCAAGCCACGATAAGATTCTGCCACCGCCATATCCTCTACCAGAAGACTGGGACAAAGAGGACGCCGAGCTGATGGAAATCCACGACACTTGGAAGATTCGAGCTAAGGATGCGCACTACGCTGAGGTAACTCGCAAGGGGCATGTACTTCAATTCTCTTTAATGCTCAAGTACTTAACTGAGTTCCGAGATGATGTGCTGTACTTCCCAACGTACTTCGATTGGCGCGGTCGGTTGTACTTCCGTTCGAACATTAATCCACAAGGCACAGACTTCGTTAAGGCGAGCCTCCAGTTTGCCAATAAGAAAGCACTGGGTAATCGTGGGTTGTACTGGTTAAAGGTGCATGTAGCAACGTGCTACGGCTTCGATAAGGCGAACTTCGACCGTCGCAGTACGTGGGTAGATGAGCATATACAACACATCCGTGATGCTGTGCAAGACCACGTAGACTCTGAGTTCTTCCGTGCAGCAGATTCCCACTGGTGTTTCTATGTGGCTGCGAAAGAGCTTGTAGCTGCCCTGGACTCGGGTTATCCAGAGACTTGGGAGACAGGTATTGCTGTGGCTATGGATGCAACCTGCTCTGGCCTACAGCACTTGTCTGCGGTAATGCGGGATCCTATCGGCGGTATGTTCACTAATCTGCTGCCTAACAACGGAGTGGAGAAGGAGGATATCTACGCAGGTGTAGCAGCCATTGCCATTGCTAACGTGCAGAAGGACAAGGATAATCCGGAACAGTCACAGTACTGGGCATCACATGGAATGCCGCGCAGTATGGCGAAGCGACCGGTAATGACCTATACTTATGGGGGCACTCTGAATAGCTGTACGGAGTACGTGTTCCTGGATATGCAGGACCGAGGCCTGGAGGCACTCGAGCATTACAGTATGTTCAAGCTAGCGGCGTACGCATCCAGGTTCTTGCGTAAGGGTGTGGAGGCAGCTGTGCCAGCCAGTGCAGACGCTATGCGGTTCTTGCGCAGCCTGGCGAGTATGATGCCGAAGTCTGAGCCAATGCGTTGGGTAACGCCGGTAGGTTTTCCTGTAGTACAGCACTACGCTGAGGAAGATGTGACCCAGATACGTCTGCGCTCTATTGGTATCTCTCTGAATATGCGAGTGTTCAATGATGATGCCATGCAGCGTAGCAAGTGTATCAACGGTATCTCACCTAACTTCACGCATAGCATGGACTCCTCCCATCTGATTACAGCTATCAGCAAGTTCGAGGGGAGTATGTTGCCTATCCACGATTCCTTCGGGACTCACCCGAGTGACGTGGATGCAATGCACAAGGTACTGCGAGATACGTTCGCGGATATGTACTTGCAGAATGACCCATTGCAGTCGCTGGTAGATACAGTTCAGCCGTACTGTGAAGATGAGATTGAGCTGCCAGTGCGGGGTACGTTGGACTTGAACAAAGTACGTAAGTCTGAGTTCTTCATGTGTTAGTTCGTGTGTTAATTAGAAGTCCTACCCAGTGGGGAAGGAAGCGAGGTCTGTACTAGATGCGCTCCTTCCTTCCCAAGCAAGACGAATCCGAGGAGATGAATTGCGTATGACGAAGGCCAATCGTCCAAGATTCTCTGCGGAGCAAGTGCAGTACTTAGAGGGAATGTTCCCTGAGTACACCAGCTCCGGCCAGAGTTTTAGTGAGTTGCAATACCGTGCTGGGCAGCGTTCAGTACTAGACTTCATCAAGCAAGATGCTAAGGTGGAGAGACGCTATGTACAGCGTGAGATTCTATCCTAACGGAGACTTCAATCTCCTGATGGAAGTAACCAGCCAGTTGTACGACACGTACGAATTTCCAAGACTAGAGTTTAGCAAGCCCGAGTATCTCCAGAAGGTGGCTATTGCAAGCGCTGAGGAGAGCACTTACTTCTGCTTCAAGGATGGTCGCTGCATTGGTGGTATCACTGTATCAGATGAGATGTACGATGTACACTTCAATGGAACTGGAAGACACATAACGAACTGTGTAATCCTTCCCGGAGTAGATTCAAGAAAGGCTCTTAGCATGTGTATTAGTGCTCTGAGGGAAGGGGGAAAGGGGGAAGGGAGTTCTTGGTACAGTACAACTCATAGAAGGGATTTTTATACCTTAGTAACTAGATACAGGAGAATACCTAATGGGTAAAGTAGTCAGTAAAGTTCTAAAGAAAGCGGTAGGTGCAGAGAAACTATTTGGTACTTACAAGTTAACCTCGGGTATCTATGATAAATACTTAGGTACAGATATTCAGGGTGTGAAAGCAGACCAGGCAGCCGCTAAGGAACGTGAGCGTGCACTGAACGAACAAGCCTTACAAGCACAAGAGAACCAGAATATTATTGGTACTACAGGTACCGAGAACATTGCACAGGTAGAAGCCGGTGGTACCGCTGCTGATGCAGCAAGCATGGATGATACCCGGAAGCGTAGAACAGGTACTATCTCTAGTACCCTAGGGATTTAAGATGGCTAATCCTACGCACTATGAGAACCTCTATCAGAAGTACAGAGATGACTCAGCAATCCTCAAGACAGAGGATTACGCTAAGTGGACACTGCCTACAGTGTACGCCGACCCAGACCTTCGGGAAGGTAAACGAGTACAAGTACGCCGTGATTATCAGAGCGTAGGGGCAGTGTACGTAAACACATTATCGGCTAAGTTAGCACAAGTACTGTTCCCTGCTAACCAAGCGTTCTTTAGGATTGATAGTACCGGTGATGCTGCACAGCTAGCCGAGGCTATGGGTGCTGACTCCGCAGACCTGGCTAATGGTTTAGCCGAGTTGGAGAACACAGCCTTCCGTCGTATCTTCCTCAAGAGTTCGTACCACCAGCTTGTTCATGCTATGAAGCTGCTCATCGTTACAGGGAACGTTCTACTGTACCGAGACTCTGCTACAGGGAACATGCACGCGTACAGTATTCGACAGTACAGCGTACTTCGAGATGGTGGCGGTAAGGTGCTAGACATGGTGCTGAAAGAGCGCACTGTGGTATCTGAACTCCCATTGGAAGCACGTCGTGGTATGTACCGCAACCGTGAGCCAGATGACTGTGTGTGTCTGTACACCCGTATTAAGCGTGAGAAGCGCCTAGTAGGGGATGTGTTCGTTGTTACCCAGCAACTAGAGGGCGGCATCAACCTAGACAACATGGAAGAATACCCAGAAGCTATCTGCCCATTCATCCCAGCAGTGTGGAACCTCGTTACTGGGGAGACGTACGGACGTGGGTTGGTGGAAGATTATGCTGGTGACTTGTCCAAGCTAAGCTCCCTATCTGAAGCACTGGCACTATACGAGATTGAATCTTGTCGGGTGCTGCACATGGCTAAACCCGGTGCACAGATTGATGTGGATAGCATGGCTGAGCAGGAATCGGGTGCGTGGGTGAATGGAGACCCAACAGGCGTAGCCGCGTACGAGGCAGGTGATTACAATAAGATTCTGGCACTCACTGCCGAGATTCAGAGTATCTCTGCTCGACTAGCTCCCGCGTTCATGTACGCACAGAACCAACGTAACGCTGAGCGTGTTACTGCCGAGGAGATTCGACAGAATGCTGAGGAAGCTGAGCTAGCTCTGGGCGGTGTGTACAGTGTGATTGCGGATACTCTGCATATCCCATTGGCGCATATCCTGTGTTGGGAAGTTAACGAGGCGTTCATCAACGAACTGTTGAGTGAGGGGTTAACCCTGAGTGTACTCACAGGTGTAGCGGCTCTTAGCCGAAGCACTGACGTGAACAAGCTCATCCAAGCCACACAGGCACTGTCAGTTATCCTACCGGTAATACAGGCTACGCCACGTATGGACCCAGAGAAAGTTCTCGATATGATACTCACTGGCTTTGGTATTAACACCAAGGACGTGTACCGTACTGAGGAGCAACTCCAGGCGCTCCAGGCTGCACAGGCCCCAGTAACCCCAGACCTTGCTAATGTAGCGGGTACAATCAACGAGACAGGACTACAATGACAGACACAACTAACCCAGTAACAACTACCGAAATTCCAGGCACGTTACCTCCGGTAACTGCTAATGCTTTCGGTACAGTGCCAAAGGGTGAAGTAATTCCCCAGACACCTTCTGAGAAAGATGCAGACCCGCACGGTAGTAAGCTGGACCAGATTCTAGCTGCCCTCCGTGATGGTAAGCCAGCAGATGCAGGGAAGGTTATTGATGCCGCCGCACAGGAACGCGCCGCTGCTAAGGATGAGCCAAAGGCAGAGGAAGCCCCTGCAACCGATGCAGTACCAAAGGTAGCTACAGGCAACAAAGCCCTGGACATTGCTGTATCAGCGTTCGTTGCAGCTACCGGTACTACCGAGGAAGATATCTCTAAGGCTATGCAGGCTGCGTACGAAGCGCAGGATGTGAAGTACATTGACAAGGCGTACCTCAAGGAGCGCTTCGGTGATAAAGCGGACCAGGCCATTGCTCTTGCAGAGGCTGTGTATGAAACGGATGTTCAATCCCAAAAGGCTTTACTGAATGACGTGTACTCCACGGCAGGAAGTGAGGAGCAGTTCAAACAGTGTGCTGACGTGTTCAAAGAACGCGCTAAGCCTGCTATGCGAGCTGTGGTTAAACAGATGCTAGACTCCGGTGACCCGGAAGCAGTGCGTGAGGCTGCCTCTTTAATCGCTGAGTTCGGCAAGCAGTCAGGTGTGTTCGTCCAGAAGGATGGGACTCGCCTAGGGGGTTCTTCCGGTGTCGTACCGGACCAGGGCCTTAGTATGGCAGAGTTCAACGAGGCTCGTTCTAAGCTCAACCCAATGTCCCGCTCATACCGTGACGACCTAGCTAAACTCATTGACCTTAGACGCATGGGGAAACAGTTAAATAAATGACTTAGGAGTATTGATGTTAAGTTATGAGGCTATAAGTTTACTCGTCAGTTATGTTGATGGGCGTTTAGTGTGCAAGCGTACAGGTAAGTACCGGGATACTTCTCGAATGACTTCTGGCTATGCTGCCTGTAAGGGTAGTGTTGGCGGCGTGGTGTACCGGGATTCGGCCCACCGTGTAGTGTGGTTTATGCATAATGGCCCGATTCCAGATGGGTTTGAAATAGACCACATAGACCAGGATAAACTTAACAACAATATAACTAATCTGAGACTAGTAACACGCAGTGGCAACTGCCACAATATGGGGAATCCAGTTGGGGTATACTTTGACAAGGTGTGCAATAATTGGTACTCAAATATATCTATAAACAACAAGACTACCCGTATTGGTTCGTTTGATAACATCCTAGATGCTAGGGCCTGTTATCTCCGCACTAAACAGGAACTCCAACAGAAGGAAATTAAATAGTGGCAAACACTCCATATTCAGCAGACTTATCAAGAATCCACTGGGCTGGCTCGAACTCTGATGTAGATATCCACCTCGAGATTTTCGAAGGTGACGTAGACTCAGGCTTCCTGTACAACTCCTTCTTCCGTGGCAACAGCTCGTACATCTCTGTACAGGACCAGTCTAACCAGGCCCGTATCGACCGTATGAACACCGTTACCATCAAGGGCCGTACTCCGGGTCAGAAGCTCGACCGCGAGTCCGTGAAGAACGACAAACTGGTTATCACTGTTGATACAGTGACGTACGCAAGTACCGTTATGGACTGGCAGGATGACTGGACCTCTCCAGACCGTTGGGCTGAGATTGGTCAACAGCACGGCTCCCAGCACGCACGTCTGTTCGACACCGCGCACCTGACCCAAATCATCAAGGCTCGTAAGTGGATTGCTCCGGCAGACCTCAAGCCAGCATTCTTCGATGGTAAGGAGTACACCGCAGCGTATAACGCAGACCGTACCGTGTTCGCAGCAAATATCGTTGACGCGCACCGTCAGGGTATTGAGGAAATGGTACGCCGTGACCTCGGTGGCTCTCTGACCGAGTTCATCACCGTGGTTTCCCCACGCGTGTTCGGTCTGCTGCTGGACTCTGAGAAGCTCATTAACGTGGACTACTCCGCAGGTAACGCGAACTTCGCAGCGCGTCGTGTTGGTATGATTAACGGTGTACGCATCGTTGAATCTGCACGCTTCCCGACCGTTGCTGGTACCTCTCCACTGGGTGCAGCATTCACCGTGGATGCGGATGACGTAGCGTGTGAGATGGTTGTGTACCATCCGAAGATGACTCTGGTAACTGTTGAGGCCAAACCGATGACCACCAACAAGTACCCAGACAACCCGAACTTCTCTGATATCCTGGACAGCTTCGCGCTGTACACCGTGGGTCAGCGTCGTCCGGATACCAGCTTCGCAGTTAAGCTGACTAACCTGCCGTAATAGCAGGGGTAATATCAAAGGGTCGCCTACGGGTGGCCCTTGAATATTACTAACAATGTGGGATTGGCAGAGCGGTTGAATGCAACAGACTGTAAATCTGGTCCGAAAGGCGCGGTGGTTCAAATCCATCATCCCACACCAATTCAGGAGGCACGATGGAACTTTTAGATGCAGTTAATACGTGCCTCACAGCACTGGGTGAAGCCCGTGTAACGAGCACAGATACTCGTCACCCCTCTGTAGATTTAATCCTACAGACTCTAGCCACTAAGCAGAAACTCCTGTTGGAGCGAGGTTGGTGGTTCAACACGCAGGACGAGGAGATGTTCCCAGACACCCTTGGGCGTATTCCGTACCCGGCTGCAAGTATCGCTATCAAATCACTAGATGGCTACACAATCTACAGCAAGCGGAACCACTTCCTGTTCGACAACACGCACAACAGCATGTACTTTACTGGTCCTGTGTGTATTCAGGTCACGTACAATCTGGACTTTGAAGATTTGCCAGAGAGTGTGGCTACAGTTATTACGTACCGGGCTGCCCGTGCAGTGTATGTGGGCGACCTAGGCAACGATGCCTCGGTTCAAGACTTGGTTATGAATGAACAGCAGGCTATGCTTCTGGTAGAAGAACAGCACATGCGCAATAAGAAACACAGTACACGCCGCCGCAGACAGTGGGCGCGGTACCAGAATTCACTTTGGAGTTAAGGAGACACCCATGAGCTTTGATGGTTCAATTAAAAGTCTGCTCCAAGGTGTCTCGCAACAGGTGCCTCGCGAGCGTCTCGACGGACAGGTGTCTGTACAGCTGAACCGCTTGTCCGATGTGGTGAACGGGAACCGCCGCCGTCCGGGTGCACGGTACTTAGCAGATATCCCAACCACATCCCAGTACGACGACCGTGTGTTCGCTAGTTATGTGGATGTACAAGACACTGCTAACCACGTAATCATTAATACCGAGACCGGGCAACTAGTAATCCTCTCTGAGGACTTTAGTACTACGTTGCACTCCAGTACCCAAGCGTACTTGGTTGCCAGTACTGCTAACTCTATTCAGACAGCCACGCTACGTGGGGACCTGTACATTGCGAATACCGAGAAGGCGCCGGCTAAAGTACATGGTGCCACCACACAGCAGGACCCCACTAAGACGGGCTTCTTCTTTGTGCGTACCCCAGCCTTCGAGAAAGATTACGATATTACCCTGAGCAATTCCACGGGGACTTACACTTACACGTACACTACCCCAAAGGCAGACGGTACTACTCCGGGGAGCACTGACCCCGTAGCCGAGTCCAAACCAAGCTATATTATTGGACGTTTAGTTACCCTTATTAATGCTGCAACGGGTACACACGGTATCACGGCTACACAGTACGACGCGTACCTGTTCCTAAAGAGCAACACCGCCACGCTGTCTGCCACCACCAACGCAGGTAGTACATACGCCACAGCAAGTAATCAATCTCGCGTAGGGCTGGTCTCCGACCTCCCTGCACGCCTCCCGGCAGTAGCCAACGGTGCGTTGGTAGCGGTGGGTACAACGGAACGTAACTTCGTGTGGTACCAGTATGACTACGCTACTTCGGTCTGGAAAGAGGCAGGCGCTTACGGAAGCCCCACAGGCTTCTCTAATATGCCTATACGCATCTCGCTGGACGGTACCTATACGGTCGGTGCTCCAGTGTACGAGGGGCGTCTAGCAGGCTCTGATGAGACTAATGAGGACCCTGGGTTTATCGACAATGGGGTAACTGGTTTCGGAGCCTACCAAGGCCGCCTGGTTATTCTAGCTGGCCCAGAGGTGTGTATGTCAGCAGCGGGGAATCCCCTGCGCTGGTACCGCAGCACAGTAACCACACTACTAACGGACGACCCGATTAACATCTTCTCGGGCGCTGCGACGAGTACTAACTTCCGACACTGCGTACAGTTCAACAAGGACCTACTCTTGTTTGCTCGTTCCTGTCAGGCAGTGGTACCAAGTAGCAATGCTGCTATTACTCCGCAGACAGCCCAGATAGTTATTACCTCTGGGTACACCTCTGATACACTGGCACAGCCTGGTGTGGTTGGACGTTCGGTTCTGTACAGTATGCCACGAACAGAGAACTTCGCAGGTGTGCTGGAAGTTATCCCAAGCAATACCACGGATTCCCAGTACACGTCTAATGACATTACTGCGCACATCCCAAGGTACTTGCCGGGGAGAATCCGCAGCATTGTATCTAGTACCACCAGCAACTCTAGTGCTTTTGTTTGTACCGGGGATAATCGTAGCCTGTTCTTACAGGATTACTTGTGGTCGGGGGATGAGAAGGTACAAAGTGCTTGGCACCAATGGACGCTTCCGTATCCTGTGGTCTGCACTTGGTTTGTTCGTGACCGGGTTTACATCGGATTACGGGATGGCTCTACTATCCTTGTGGTGACTATTGAACCACAGGCTGGGCCTACTGTTAATAATTATGTGCGTCCATTCTCTGATGTGTACATCCAAGTGGCTATGGTAAGCGGACAGTTCGTCTTGCCGGAGAGGCTGCGAGATGCAGTAGCATCGGGGGCGGAGTTATTCATTACCTTTGCTGACACAAGTATGGGTGGGATGTGGGTAGGGTACGAGAGTATTGACCCAGTTACCTTTGTAGTAACAACTGTGAGGAATGTTCCCGATGGGGCGTACTTCGCAGGGGTACGCTATACTAGCGTCCTAAGCCCCACACCACCACTAGTTCGAGACAGCAATGGTCTGGTTATTGGCACAAGCCGAACGCTACTTACCCGGTATGAGTTAACCCTGAAAGACTCCGGGGAGTTCCACGCTGTTATTACCGACAGCTCCCGGACTCTTACGGACGGGAATTACTCTAGCCTGGTGTACAGTAACGTGGAGCTATTACCTAATAACCCAACTGCCGCTTCTCTGGGTAGGGCTATTATACCGGTACGCGCGCAGGCCCAAGACACAGTAGCCACCTTCGAGGCGGATGCTGATGCCGACCTGTGTATCCTTGACATTGAGTACGTACTACAGTACAGAGCGAGAAGGAGTAGAATATGATTTGGATGTTTGCCTCCCTCGCTGCTCAAGCAGTCCAGGGTAGCCTACAGTACGGCAGGGATGCTCAGGAACAGAAGCGCCAGAACAAGGTGGATATTAAGTACAACGAGGCAGTTCGCACTGCCTCTGCTCGTCAGATTACTGAGATTAACCTACAGCGCACAGCTGCTCGTGCACAGACAGCGCAGGCCCTGGATGCTGCTCGTAAACAAGGGCAGGTAGAGACCTCCTCACGGAACTTACAGGCCGCTGCCACCGATACCATGGGTGCTAGTGTAGACCAGAACCTACAAGAAGTGGAAGTACAGCTGGCTGCTGCCGAGAGTAATCTTATGCAGAATGCTGAGCTTACGGAGTTATCTCTGGACTCCTCTGTGCACAACACAGTGGACCAAGCACGTAATAGTATTCGTGACCTGAGCAACCCGCTGGGTTCTGACTACGCCGCAGCAGGTGCCGCCGTAGGGCAGCTTGGAACCAGCGTAGTAGCGAATAAGCTAAGTGGGCAGGGTTGGTTCGGCGGTAAGCCGGGTCAGCAGCAACCTGCACCTATTACGCAGGCAGTGGGTACACCAACAAATAACTTATCTACACGATTGAATCTTTAAGGAGATACCATGCCGGTTCGTCAACCAACACAAGGCGGAGTACAGGTTCCGGGTTTATCTGGCTACCAGAGCGCTGGGGTTGCCCAACCGGTGTACCGTGCTCCACAAGAAGAATCCCCTGGGATGAGTGCCTTCTGGCAGAACTTAATCCCAGCCTCTGTGCAGACTGCCCAAGCAGCGCAACAGACAGCAGCGGCCAAGGGTTATTTAGAAGGGCAGCAGGACAGTCTACAGGGACGTGAGAAACAGGTACGAAACTTCTTCACGCAGGAAGCGTACGAGCAGGGCTTTAACTCTGCCACTGTGAACACCGCCTTGGCTAAGTTCCAGCTAGGCCTACAGAACACAGCGCAGCGGTACGTCAACTCCGGTAAGACTCCGGAAGAATTCAATGTACACGTACAACAGCAGACTAACCAGCTTCTACAGGAAGCGGGTGCACAGGGCCTGAACTTGAATGACAAGGATTGGCAGGCGTGGCTCGGCTCAGTAGAGCAGACCCGCAATACCGCCGATGCATCTTTCCAGGACCTGAACCTCAAGCGTGCCGCTATCCAGCAGGAGCAAGCCTGGGGTGCGCGGGGTAATGCCGCTATCGCTAGCTTCGTGACCGCGCAGCAGTCTGGTGATACCGAACAAGCCCTACAGAACGTTAACAGCTTCATCTCCTCTGTAGTGCACGATGACAGTATTACAGCAGAGAACAAGATTAAGTACACCTCCCAGTTCATGGTGAATGCCTTCGCTAATGCTAACAGCACAGGTGACATGCAAGCCCTTACTGGGTACATCCAGACATTGGATGAATTCAAGAACATGCCTACGGATGTGCAGACCCAGATTATGGGCAGCGCACAGCAGTACTACCAGCAACGTGCCTCTGATGAGAGCGTACAGTTGTACGAGTACAACTCCAGAGTTAACAGTGTTACGGACTACAAAGCCTTGAATGAGCAGTACCCTATGGACCAGTACATTGGCACCGTAATGCAGGCTGTCCAGCAGAAGAAGTTATCTCCTGGCACTGGGTACGGTATGGTAGATGCTGAGTCTCAACGCCGCTTAAAGATGCAGAAGGCCCAACAGGCCCAACTCGCTTACACCAATGGTGTTACCTTGTCTGATATTGCAGCGGGTACAGGTGAATCCTTAGATAAGGTTAAGGGTGAGATTACCAAGATGTATGCTACCCTTGGACAAGGTTATTCCGGGGGTGGATTACAGCTTATGCAGCGAGGTCTCAAGTCTGGTGCTCAGGACCTAACTGGTGTTGGTATCGAGATGATGCAGCAGGATGCGCAGTCCTTAGCAGGTATTGATTGGCGTAACCTCAAGACAGACTCAGATGGTAAGCCACTGTATCCGGCAGCTGTAGTAAGCTCCCTCGGGAATCTACAGGCCGCGTATCAATCTGCTCTCGCAGCAGGCAATCAGGTACAAGCTAACCAGCTACTCTCTGGACTGCCCGACCCCGTAGTGTATGGTATTCGACAGAACGTAGATGCCCGTGACCTGGCGGATGTAGTGGGTAAACGTGCGCAAGATATTGCAGCGGGCAAGATTCTCTCCCTCCCGGCGAATATGCCAACGGAGCTGAATGTATCACAGGCTGATGTTACAGCAGGTATCTTTGACCTGGGCCTAGGAAAGGATGCACGTAACCGTAACGCCCTCGGTATTCAGTCCTGGGTATTTACTTCGGATGCTGATGAAAAGGCCGCACAGGCTCGTGTAGGGCAGATTAATAGTGCTTTGAACAATGAGTACGTGTACAACCAGCAACGCGGCTCCCTGCCTTCCCTGGTGGGAGACGACCTCAAGAGTTGGTTAGTAGGCAAGGTAACGGCTAGGACTGTACGTGTTAAGGATGGTACCGACAATGGCGCTCTCCTGGTACTGCCAGAAGTTGGGGATAAACAGAAGGTGTTCGGAAGTACCGACAACGGTATTATTGAGACTGCACTTACTGAGTCTGTAACGAACTTCAAGAAGCAGTACCCACAAGCTAGTACCGTGCAGATGGACTACGACCCACTGACTCAGGAAATCATCTTCCAAGGTGTTAATCCTGATAATCAACTAGGCACTACACGTACTAGTATCCCCGCCGCTGACTTCCGGAATACTGTTCAAGGTGTGCAGAACACGCTCACACAGAATGGCACCGGTGCTAAGCAGGGCAACTTGAACGTCCCAGGTGCAGGCTTTGTTAGCTTTAATGCGGCTAACAACTTCGGTATCCAGAAGAACGTGGTGATGGGTGCAGTGAACCAACTCGTGTCCTACGAGGGGTACACGCCTTCCAAGGGCTTTAGTGTTCTTGGTGTGCATCCAGATACAGGTGCTAAGCTGAACGATGAGAAGTACGTGAAGCAGGCAACCGACACACCGCAGGTAGCAGCAGATAAGTTCAACATGTACCTGAACGATAAGGTGTATCCTCTGGTTATGCCTAAGATGGATGAGTACCTGAGCCTTCCGGGGTACATCCAGAACAACATCTACAATGCCTTGGTGGAGACTACATATCACTCAGGTAATGCTGATGCCTTCAACAAGTACATCCAGGCTGCTTTATCTGGGGATAACACAGCACTACAAGGTTTCCGAGACAGCCCACTGTTCAAAGACGCCGGTGCAGGTTCCAGACGTAATGTAGACCGTGCGCAGTTGCTCGGTTCCCTGGTTATGTACCGTGTTAATAGCCCTACGCAGTACCCAAGTCCACTCAATAAATAAGGAGCAACAATGATTCACTTACGCCCAGATAGCACCGCGTACGCACGAGATGCTGCTGTATCCGCTAATCCGGATGTGGGTGGTTATGTTACTCCAGACAACACTGTGCTGGAGGGGCAAACCCCCTCCGCACTTGTTCAGGCTATGCAGAAGCCTGTACCAAGTGTGACAGATTCATTCAAAGCTACACTCAGCGAGAGTATTGCTGCTAAAGCAGTGCGCGGTGTAGAGTACTCTAGCATCCCAGCAGAAGACGGCTTCGAGCCAAGTAAAGCTTTGGGAGACTCTGTTTCACAGTACACAGCTGATGAGCTGGAATTCCTAGCGGATGCCCGTTCTAGCGCTGAGCTTGCACAACGCAAGTCACAAGTCCAAGATACAAGAAACAACTATGAGGCAATGGGTCAGAACATGCTCGTTACCGTGGCTGCATCCATGCTAGACGTGGATATGGTTATTGGTGGTGGGGTAGGTGCCCTGTCTAAACTGGGACGCGCTACGCGCCTTGCAGTGGGTCTCAGTGCTAACGCGGCTGTGCTAGGTGCTGCTTCCCAGGGCGGTACTATTACCCCGCTGGATGTAGTAGGCACAAGTGTGGGTGTAGCCCTAAGTGCAATCCCCGGTGTACGTCGTGTTGCTAAGGCTGAACAAGTTGAAGCGGATACAGTGCGTGCTACAGTTGATAACGTAGTAGATGACGCTGCGGGTACCGTGGTTCCTCCGAAGGATACTACCGTACCACCTGTACGAGAGACTCCAGAAGTTACTCCGACACGCACCGTCCCGGATGAGGATTATCCGAACATCCAACCAGACTACTACTCGGGGAAACCGCACGTCCAAGTCTCCACCGGAGTGGGTGGTAAGATTTCTACAGACACAACTAATCTGGTTCGTACGGTAATCAACTTGGGGGAAGACCTCCCAGAGGGTGTTCGTGTACTCGGTAATCGCTTACTACAGAGCTTAGCAGCAGATGAGAGTATCCCCGCTGTGGTACAGGCAGGGAAATCCAATAATGCAGCACGCTCCGCTGTATTGTTTAAAGCCGATACTGGGGAGATGACCACAGACATACGCAGCACAAACGTCGTGCAGTACACCTTAGAAGACCAGATTGCGCACATGAGCACCTACGACAAGACCATCGTTCTACACGAGGCTGCCCATGCTAAGACGGCACGAACCATTCGCGCCGTTGCAAATGGTACGGTAACTGAGGGTCCAGCGTATGACGCAGTTAAACGCCTGGAGGAGATTCGTCAGTTTGTGGACGCAAACACTTTCCCTAGTAACAAGCCCAACGACCCTCGTGGGTCTTACATGGTACGTTATGGACTTAGTAACAATGATGAATTCATTGCGCAGTTGTTTAACTCCGAGGACTTCCGTAATCACCTCAAACAGTTTAAGATGCCGGGAACTAACCATAGCGTATTCTCTGAGCTGGTGCGTAAGGTGGTACAGATGTTCACGGGCGAGGCCCCGTCGGGTAACGCCCTAGATGCCACCTTAAAATCATTTGAGGAACTGCTGGACTTACCCATGACGGACGCGGCAACATTTGTAGGGAAGCCTAAAGCTATCCCTACTTTGCAAAGCCCCATTCTCCAGGCCCCTAATGTTATTGAAATGAATAACAAGGTGATGGGTGCTCTTAATCGGAACTTCTCACTGTATGAACGCCTTAAATCCTTCGGGACTAAGGCTGCCACCTTGGCTGACCAGTTGGTAGTGGACGCCACAGGTACGACTGCGAACTCCGCAGCGCACCATGCACGAGCAGCACACCTCGCCTCGAACGTAAGTATCTCTCAAGTAGATGATGCTTTCAAGCAGGCCCTTAGTGCTGACTGGCCCCTGGCCCAACGCTTACGCCACCCGGTGCTATACCGCGAGGCACAGCGTGACTTGAGCCAGAAAGTGTACCAGCAGCTTGCTGAGAACCACGACCGTTTCTTAAAGGGGCAGAGCATTAACACTAATGCCGACCCGCGTGTTAACAGTATGGTAGATGCTTTTACCCAGTCGAACTGGGCCAAAGATGAACTCACACGTATTAAAGGTGCAGGTATCCCAGGCTCCGAGTTGGTGGATGAATCCCCGTACTACTTACCGCGCCAGCACAGTGGTTCTAAACTGAATGATTTCATGCGCAATAACCGCCAGGTTACTAAAGACGACGTAGCTGGTATGTACACTGAACAGTTCAAGAGTATGTTCAAGCAGCAGGGTATTGAGGACGCCACTGCGCGTAAGCTTGGTGCTAAGATGTTTGATAACATGCAGGACCAGGCAGCGCATGTCCAGGGGTACCGCCAGAGTATTGCCGGTATGTCCTATGATGATATCGAGAACACTCTTGAGGCTCTTGGTGCTACTGATGATACCATCAAGGCATTCGTGGATTCGGTGCGCGTTTCGGGTAATCCACAGAACAAGGTACGCAACCTCCGAGGCCGTGCTGAGTTTGATATGACAGCCCAGTATACCACTAAGTCCGGAGATATTATCTCTCCTAGCTTGTTCGTGAACAACGACGTGATGGGTCTTATGGAGGGCTACAGCCGACGTATGGCAGGTCGCGTGGGATTAGCTAAGGCTGGCTTCCCCGACCTCCGTGATGTGGTTAAGGCTATCGACGAGGCATCTGCGGAAGCAGTTAACCCTGCTGATGCTCTTCATGCTTTTGATAATACCATGAACCAACTCCTGGGTTATCCTACTGGGGAAGATGTACCAGACCTCTTACGCAGTGCAAGTATCGTGGGCGGAGCCTTGAACCTGGCTAACTCTGGTGTGTACCAGCTCGCTGACATGAGCTTAATGCTCCAGCAGTTTGGTGTCACCAAGACACTTAAAGCATTCGGAAGTACAGCCTTCGGGCGTAATGCTCTGGATGTAGCGAAGTCCGCTGAGTTCGGTTCCCGTCTACGTGATGTGATTGAAGCGCGCCATGTACTCTCTGGTAAGTACCGTAGCGTACTCACGCACCTGGAGGATAACAAGGATATTGGTTCCTTGGGTGTAGCACACCAGTACGTACAGCAACTAGGACAGGGCACCCGCTTTGTCAACGGCATGGAGTACGTTCGACGTGGGCAGGCTAAGCTGGTATCCGGTCTTATTGCTGATACTGTGGACGATGCTATTGCTGGTAACGCCAGCGCTGCAACTGCCCTAGAACGCTTCGGGATGAACCAACAGCTGCTCGATGAGCTGCGTAAGGCAACCGCTGCTAATCCTGACATGCGTAAGTGGCCCGATAGCGTACGTATGGACGTTGAGGCTGTAACCCACAATATGGCAGACAGCATTGTGCTGGAGAACCGCTTAGGTGAGATTCCGGCATGGATGCAGTTCAGCTCTGTGGGTAAAGTGGTGCTCCCGTACATGACGTTCGTAGCAGGTGCTTGGAACAAGATACTGCGCCGTACAGCCAAGCTGGATGGTGCTACGGGTGTTGCTATGGCCTTGGCCTATCAGATGCCACTTGTTACGCTTAGTAGCGCGACTAGTATAGCTATCAGCGGTAAGCCTATTACGCCCGAGACAGTAGCACAGCGAGCGTTAGTGCAGGTTCCAATGATGAGCTGGGCAGGTTTCGCAGTAGACTTCTGGGCTAATGGTGCAAGTAATAACCTGGCTGCCCTGGCACTGGTTGACCGTATGCACTCTGCGATGAGCAGTATTGCTAGTGGGGAGACTAATCCAGAGAGCTTGATTAAAGCAGTACCATTCCTGAGTATTCTACCGGGTATGCGTTTAATGGGTGCAAGCCTTGCTGATGATGATGAATAAGGAGATAGAATGTACTCAGTCCAGATTGCCGTATCAGACGGTACTCTAACTCGAATTGCGCTGAGCATCGAGTACTTTGAGAAAGATGATATCACGCTGTACCGTAATCTGGAAACTGTTCCAATGGTCCTGGATGTTGATTGGCAGTGGGATGGCGCAGGCGCTATTAACCTACTAACTAACATCCCAGTACCAAATGGGCAGTACATTACGGTACGACGTAACACAGATATTGACCGTGCGTTTAATATTTATGATGGGGGCGCGGCATTTAGTCGCGCCACCTTGGATGAGAATTTCCGTCAGATGATTTATCTGGCACAGGAGTTTACTGAGGGGAATGGGCTGTCCGGTCTGTTCTTCCCGTTGGATATGCACGGGTTCCAGATTAAGAACCTAGGGGATGGTACAGACCCCGGTGATGCGGTAAATAAAAAGCAACTAGATGTAGTAGACCAACGTGTCACTAACATTGAGGAGACCTTTGTTACCAGCACCACCAGCTATCCGTGGTACGAGATTACCACTGTAGTTAAGGATACGTTCGCACCTCCGTTTGTGTTTGATAAGGCAGCGGTGTACGTCAATGGTGTGTGCCAGATTCCCGGCTACAGCTACGTTGTGGTGAGTAATCAGATTCTACTTGCCGAACCAGTGCCGATTGGAACAGCCTTCTTTGCTCGCCTTGGGGAAGACGTGGGGATGGACCCGAACTATGCCACTGCTGAGCAGCTAGCGGAGACTATCAGCAACTACCAAGCTGCTGACGCCGCACTGGATGCAGCTAAGGCCGATGCGGGGGCTAACTCCGATATCACCAGTCTAAGTGGTTTGACTACCCCGCTCACAGTAACCCAAGGTGGTACTGGGAACACTATGGGGGCTGTAGCAACTCTAAGTACAGCGCGTACATTCCAGACAGACCTGGGGTCTGAATCTGGCGTACTCTTTGATGGGTCCAGCAACAACATCCACGGTGTACAGGGAATCCTCCCAGTCTCCCATGGTGGGACTGGTGGGGATACGCAAGCAACCGCTAGGACTGGTTTAGGCGCTACAAGTCTGGGTTCTAATCTGTTCACCGCAACTAGTGCAATAAACGCGCGTGGGTTCCTATTTGCTGCGCAGTCTGGCAGTAACCCCGACATTACTGCTTTAACTAACCTGTCCGGTGGGATTACGGGCTTGGTTACAGGTGGTACTGCGGCTGCTGGTGTGGTAGGGGAAGTCCTAGGGGATACAGCTGCTGCGGCGACTACAGCCCTCACTACAGGAGTCACAGCTAACACCCACTCCTTAGTGCTAACGCCGGGAGAGTGGTACGTAGAGGGTGCGGTGCAACTGGTTATTACCTCAGCTATCACATCGTCTGCACGGAGCTGGGGTATCTCCACTGTGTCTGGTACTTTATCTACTAACTGGTGGGACAACGAGGTAACACTCATCCCAACCTCAGCGCTGGGTGCTGGTACCGCAAGCCACGCAGCCCCTGGGCGTTATATCCGGGTGTCCACTAACACAACAGTGTACCTGGTGGCTAACGTTACATTCACTGCTGGTACTGCTACTGGGCGCGGGTACTTACGCGCTAGACGTATGCGTTAATAAGGAGATGTATGGCAGCTTCACAGAGTAAGCTCGCAGAGCTACATGAGATGCTGGCAGAGATTATGCTAGAGGACCTGCGGCAGTCTAAGGAGGAGAAAATTCCCCTGCCTGCTGCTAACCTCGGTGTAATCCGCCAGTTCCTAAAGGATAATGATATCAGTGCTAGTATGGATGCTGATGATATGAAGGCTATTCGTGAGGAGTTCAAGGAATCCACAGACAAGGCCCGAGCAGCCCGTAAGGCTAGGCTCACTGTTGCCCTGGATGATGACGCGTACTCACACATTCTACAGTAAGGAGATGTATGCAGGAGCACAAACTACGTAGGTTGAACATGCTCGCACAGAGCTTGAATCAGTGGTCTGACCGTCCTGCATCCATGCCCAAGGATTTACGAGAAGAATATGGCTTCATGATGCAGGCTGTGTTCTCTGAGTTTGAGGACTTCGCAGACCTCGGTATGCGTTTTCTCGGGTACAAGCTCACACCAATGCAGCGGGATATTGCTAAGTACATGCAGTACGGCCCGAGGCAGTGTATGGTGGCTGCGCAGCGCGGGGAGGCTAAGAGTACACTTGCTGCACTATTCGCAGTGTGGCGACTTATACAAGATTGGAATGAGTGGGTACTAATTGTATCCGGCGGGGAGACCCAGGCGTCTGAGGTTGCCTTGCTAGTCATTCAGTTGATTGAGCGCTGGGGTATCCTGTGCTACCTGCGTCCAGACCGCTCCAGGGGAGACCGCACGTCGTACGAGCACTATGACATTCATTGTGACTTACGAACCGTCAGCAAGTCTCCTAGCGTGGCTTGTGTGGGTATTACAGCGCAGCTCCAAGGTAAGCGTGCTACTCTACTCATCCCGGATGATATCGAGACCACTAACAACAGTTTGACTGCTACCAACCGAGAGATACTGCTACTCCGCTCAAAGGAGTTTGGTGCTATCTGTGTTGATGGTAGGATTATGTACTTAGGGACACCACAGACTAAGGACAGTATTTACCGCACACTGGTGAATCGTGGTTATGAAATGCGCATCTGGCCCGGACGCATCCCAACTGAGGAGGAGGAGCAGCGTTACGGAAGCACCTTAGCGCCTTATATCTTGGAACTCATCACACAGGGGGCAGCCCGTACCGGCTATGGTATTGACGGTTCCCGTGGGGAAGCATCTGACCCTGCTCGTTATGATGAGGCACTGAGTATTGAGAAGGAACTGGAGTTTGGCCCCGAGGGATACCAACTCCAGTACATGCTCGATACCTCCCTGTCTGATGCACAGCGTACTCGTATAAAGCTCTCAGACGCGATTGTAGCGTGCCTAGGCACCGATGCTGCTCCTGATACCTTGTACTACGCTGCAACGCCACAGTACCGCGTACAGAGCGTTCCTGATAGTATTAAGCAGGAGGTCCTGTACCACGTAGCGGGGAATGGTAACTTACTACTCCCGTACCAGCACAAGATAATGGTTGTTGACCCAGCTGGTTGTGGTGGAGATGAGGTAGCGTTCGCTTGTGGTGGAGCACTGAACTCGTACATCCACTTGTTCGGGGTGGGTGGCCTGCAAGGCGGTTTAATAGAGGAGAACTGTAATGTCCTGTTAGATTACTGTGAAGAATTCGGTATCACCGATATTGTAATGGAAGCAAACATGGGGCACGGTACAGCTAGTATGGTTCTCCTGAACGTCATCGCTAAGCGTAAGCTTACTCACATTGGCGTACGGGATATCTATGCTAAGGGGCAGAAAGAACGCCGTATCATAGATACACTGGGTCCAGTATTCCGCAGACACAAGTTCGTCCTGCATGAGCGTGCTATCGAGATGGATACTGAGTACTGCCAGAAGTACCCTCTGAACAAAAGGAACTTGTACTCCCTCCTGTTCCAGCTAACAGGTATCACATACGACCGTGGAAGTCTTGCAAAGGACGACCGCGCTGATGCTGTTGGGCACTTAGTGAATGAGCTGAAAGGCTACATAAGTGTGGACGAGGAGAAAGAAGCAGAGAAGTTACAGAACAAACAGGTTCAGGAATTCCTGAGCAACCCAATGGGGTACCACCACGAGGTGCGTAAACCCGTACGGAGCACCCGCTCCAGATTATACCACTAAGGAGATACAATGGCTATTGCTACAGGCACTACCACTGCACAGGCAAATAACATGGCAATGCGTGATGCAGTACTTAAAGTTGTACCGGGTGTACAGCAGTTGGTACAGAACTCATCCCAGATTACAGCTACAGAGGTGGCTGCACTACAGACACTGATTACTGCACTGAAAACTGCATTCACCGCCGCTGGCGCATAAGGAGATACTGATGGCTTTAGATACCGCTACTGCGGCAGAGCGTATTGCACTCCGTAATACAGCTGTAACCCTGGGTGAACTGACCCAACCCTATGCAGAGAATGCTGCTGCCCCAGCCTTGGACGCTAATGCGGCTAAGGTGTCCGCTGCTATGACTGCCTGCGCAGGTGCTATTGCTACCGTGCAGGGCACCAGTGGGGCTACTGTAGCCAACGGTGCTACTGTTGCTGTGGTGAACTCCGCCAGTGCAGACTCACACAATGCTACCGCTACCGTGGCTGGCACTACGCTAACCAATGTTAAGTTAGCAGCCACTGTTGCCTTCGTGGATAATGCTGATACCGTGACTGTACAGAATAGTGCAGGTGCAGCGGTGGCTGGCACCCATACCGCTACGGTGGCTGCGGGCGTTCTTAGTAACGTTAAGCTCGCAGCAACTATCGCACCTGTAGCCTCTGGCTTAGCGCTGACAGGCGTTACCCCAACCGGTACTTACACTAACACCGTAACCTTTACCGTTGCTGCTGGTGTTATTACCGCCATTGTTCTAAGCTAAGGAGTTCTATGAAGCAGATGCTAGCCGTGCTATTGCTTAGCACAACCCTCGTGGGCTGTTCCGCTACCTCCGCTCTCGGTACTGTTGCGTCTGCTATCTCCCCGAATAAGCCGGATATCACCGCGCAGGTTGGGGCAGAGAACTCTAAGCAAGGCATCGGGGTTAATTCAAAGGTAGATACCAGTACAACCGTAAAGGACGTACAAGGCTCTGTGAACGCCTCTAAGCAGGGGCAACAGCTCCAAGCTGGGTCTGTGCAGGCAGAGGCTATAAAAGTCACCAACGGATCCCCAGGGGCCTTGCTGGGGGCGTTTGCTATTGGGATGGCGAGTGTGCTGGGACTGGTGTTCTGGTTCGTTCCTTCGCCGTTTAGTCGGAAGAAGAAGGAGGAACAGGATGCTTAGTACTTTCTGGTTGTGGCTGTGCCACTGGTGCAATGAATTAATCGGAGATTTCTATAGTAAGGTATCTCTGGGTACATCCTCCTTCGTAGTGTGGATGGGGGGCTTGAACTGGAATATGATTTTTATGGTGGCTGGCTTCCTAATGGGCCTGGCAACCCTGGGTATTAACTGGTACTACAAACATAAGAACTCTAAAGTATTTGCTGATGGTGTTAAGAAAGCGGCTGAGAAGGGGTACATTCTGAATGAGCCTAAAGAGTAAGGTTATTGGAGCAATTGCCGGGGCCACTCTGCTTGGGGGTGGTATCGCATCCGTAGTCCAACACAATGAGGGATACAGCAATGTAGCGTACAAGGATAGTGCTGGGGTATGGACTGTCTGCTATGGAGAGACTAAAGGCGTACACAAGGGCCTGTATCTCACTAGGACGCAGTGCGACACACAGTTAGTACAATCTATCACAGAGCACGCAGAGGCGCTCTCAGGGCTTCCTGAGTACCTTCCTGACGTGGTTGTACTGGGCAGCGTAGACATGGCGTACAACATAGGTGTGTCCGGGTTTAAGAACAGTACCCAGAAGAAGTGCTTAATGAACAAAGATTACAAGCGAGCTGGGCAAGCTGTACTCGCCTGGCGGTACATCACGCTACCCAACGGCAGTAAGTACGACTGTTCACAGTTCGTGAACGGGAAACCTAATAGGGTGTGCTGGGGTTTGTGGGAACGTAGGCAGTGGCAAAGTAAGGCCATTGGAAATGAATTCAAGAGTGTACAAGCTGCTGTAGCAGCACTACCAAAATAAGGGGATGTATGGAGCAGCTAGTAAAAGTACAGAGTACCAGCGTGGACTACAATAACACACCGGTACTCGAGCAGCAGGGGTACGAGGGTGAGTCGGTACAAGAGTTCATTGAGCATAACTCTGAGTACAACAGCCGCACCCCATCCCGCGACGGTGGGGATTACTTTGTCGGGGCGTTCTTTAATAACAACACCCCTGACCGCAAGATTACACTATTCAAGAGTTATAATAACACTTGGTTTGAAGCAATCAACACCACCCTCATGATGACGGACCAGGCGTACTTCTTATCCGGTTCCAGTACCGCACTGTCTAATACCACCGCTGTACGTGGCGACCCGGACATTACGTACTTCAATGGTAAGTGGCACATGGCAGTTACTGGTGGGCATCCGAATCCACCTATTGGTAGTCCTCGTGATGCTATTGTGCATACCAGCGATGATATGATTACCTGGACTCCTCGAGAAATCAAGATGGGGCCAACCCTGTTGTATGGACAGAGTGCCGTGCAGTTCGGTGGGACCACCACCAGCATCAACCAGATTTGGGCACCTGCTCTGCATGTTACCCCAGAAGGCGATGTATGGATTGTGGCAACTGTAGGTATCAATCCGAACGCCCCTGATATCTATGGTCAGAGTGTTACCTGGGCAGCAGCTGTGGGTTGTAAGTGCAACGACCTGGATGCCCTGACGTTCGACCCGCCGCAGTTACTTCTCCAGGACATCAGTGTGCAGCGCCTGGACCCGCAGTTGCACCAGGACCTGCAAGGGCGGTACGTTATTGCTATCAAGAACGAGTACAACAAGCACATTGAACTGTGGCGCTCTAGTACTGTAGTCGGCGGGTACACCCGTATCGCTGACCTAGACTACGGCGGTATTAACGTAGAGGGACCGTGCTTGACGTACAGTAAGCGGAACCAGCTGTGGTACTGCTACGCGGATGCGTATGATACCTTGGGTGATTACTACGCAGTAACTTCCCCGGATATGATTACCTGGTCTGCTGCAACGCCTTTACGCACTACGGAGATTCTCCGACATGGCACTGTGCAGAACTTGAGCATGCTCCCAGAGGGGCAGCAGGCTATGGCTAGCTTCACCAGGGCTAGTACAATCCTGGGGCAGATGTCACCACAGAAGCCCCTGTTCGGTCCTCGTGGACAGTTCGCTACCTCTGGTAGTACGAACCTCATCCCAGAGAATGGTATGGTGTATCGCGTCCTGAATAACGCTAGTCGTCGGTTGTTCATTGATGATATCGGTACCACCCAGCACTTCTACTTAGCATGCACCTCGGATGACCCGAAGGCAGGCATTGTAGTCTCTGGCTCTAAACTGCATGGCGGTCTGCATTACATCGGGTTCGGTAGGAACAGCCGTAAGATTGTGAAGGTGCATTACGATGAACGTTTCCGTGAGTACTACATCGAGGGGGATGGTGAGCGTCTTCTGAGCACTAGTCTGGTTAGCTTTAGTACCGTGGGTAATGGTTGGCCTACAGTTGGCGCTGGTTGGGCACCACAGCACGGCATGACGTACAGTATTGCGGATGCCTCTCAGAACACAACTATCCAGGGGATTTACCCTGACCAACCGGACGGTACGTACTTCCATGTACTTATTAACAATGACACGGTGGGTACCTTCACTGTGAACAGCTCAGCCGCTGGTGTTAGTATCGGTGGTACCGCAGCTGTGTTTACGGGTGCAAGTCACGGGAACAGGCTCATCACTATGAAGAAGGTTGGTGGTGCTTGGCGTCTGATGCTGAGCTAGTCCACCTGAGAGGGAGGGGATTCCTTGCCGAGTGCTTTTTAGTGTACTCAAGCGAGGGCCTCCCTCCACTATAGCAGCCCCGCCTGCCCCCGTACGGGTGCGTGTGTGCACGTGCCTAGGCGTGTGTGTGCGCACCTGCGCGGTTCAGCTCGTGCGTGTCTGCGCGTCGCGTCTAGAGGATTCATGTGTGTGGTGTGTTACTCTCTGTCCAGGTGGAGGACGCGTACTGTGTGGGGACTCTCTCTCTGTATCAGTACGCTCTCTCACTCCTGCCCTCGCTTCGCGCGTCCAGTCGCTCGTTCGCTACGCTCTGTTTGGTGGTGTGTGTGTGGAGAGTGTGGGGGAGTGCGTGTGTGCTCGCTTGCTTTCTTCGCTTTCTTCGCTGTTTGCTTTCTTCACTCTCTCTCTCACAGCGGGTCGCTCTCTCCTCTCTATCGTTTCACTCTGCTTAGGCTACGTTGCACTATCGTTCGTCGTTCGCTCCACGTTGCTGTGCTCTCTATCGTCACTCTCTCTCTGATTCTCGTTCCTCGTATCTTTCGTTCGTTCCTCTCTCTATATAGTAGGACTTCTAATACTCCTTATAATTCAGTAGCTTATACTAGGTGTTCAGTGCGTGTTCTTGGTGTGCTTGCTTCTTTTTGTGAGTGCCTGTAGTCTTTATCTCAAGCCGGGAACAACGGTGAGTACAGCAAGTCGGGAGACTTCCTGAGTGTGGTACTGGATAGGTTGATGGGTTAAGCAACATTGAGTTGACAACCGCTAAGAAACTAAGCTAGTATCTACAACAACAAAGCAGTACGCAGTGAGGAAGTGTTAGCGTACCGGAGTTAGAAGTTATAGCGACCGGGAGTTGTAACGGCACTGCGAAGTTTTAAGAAGTACCGCTCTTTAACAATCTGGTTAGTGTCTTGATAGGCTTACTTAACTAAAGGTGACTTATCATGAAATATAAGTACAATGAAGGATATGCAGCGTACCATGCGGGTTTAGAACGAGCTGCCTGTCCGTACCCATTCGACACAGAAGATTCTAATACGTGGTTAATTGGTTGGTTAGTGGGGAGGTACGAGTAATGCGTGGTATTATTTGTGTAGAGCGGTTTATTAACGGGCGGATTGTATGTTGTCCAATAGATACCCAATGGGCGTACAGAGAGTGGTACGGATGTTTTAGTTTACTTTAGGATAGCCGCTGGCATAGCCAGCCTATCAAGGCACTAACTAAGAGAGTTAAGAGTTCAAAATAAATGTTTGACAAGCTAAACCACGAGATGTATAGTTCATCTCAAGCAAGGCAGGGACAACCAAGCAAGGGCATACGGATGTGTGGTCCATCTTTGGCAGGATGTTAAACTAGTCAATTACAGAGAGTTGCGGTGAAGTGCAGTACCTAACGGTGCAATGACCACGGAACCTAGATACTCACTGAATAAAGTAAAGCCGCACGACAGACGCACGATTGGTCAACGAGTGCAGCGGGGAGGCTTAGACTCTCTCCCCTGAAAGAATAGAGTCGAGGTGTTAGCCTACACCTTCCGGTTGTGCAGGTAAAATTCATCAGGCCAGTGCTTCACCGAGTAGCAGAAACAAGCTACCACGCAAAGCACAACCTTTTAGGTAAGCATCATCACCGATGGTGCAGAGTTAAGAGGTTAGAATGGGATTTAAGAAACGCTTAGAGAAACGTAACAAAGCGCTGAGTCAACTTACAGGCAGCGCACTACAGAAACGCCGGGATAAGTTGAACAAGGCAGGCGTGCACACTGAGAAACAACGTGCTACCTTTGATACAACAACACGGGCTAAAGAGAAACGCCGTGGTTGCTCAACTCCACCAAGGGGGTTCTGATGTTAGAGGGGCTGTTAGTTATAATCATCTTTATTGTGTGGTGCGCTGTTATGATGCACCTCACGAAGTAGCACACCTATAGCGTCTACAGGGCGCTATGTGAGTTCTACTACAATCAATGAGGTGTATCATGTCAGAATTTAAATTAATTGCTCCTAAATCAATCCGTGCTCAGCTTACCAAGGCTGTAACCCTGAAACGCGATGTAACTGTCTCCGCACTATTCCACGGTCTGGTATCGTCGAACGTAGCGTTCACTACTGGCATGCAGCGTGAAGACGCCGCTGACTTTGATACAGTGCTGCGTCACTTGCTGCCTATCAAGTACGATAAGAAATCGAACGGGTACATGTTCGACGGTAAGAAGGCGTTTGCTAGTGCTGAGAAGCTCGGCATCAATCTGGAAGCGATGCGTACTGAGTACAAAGCAGATGCAGCAGACCGCGATGCAGTGGTTGAGCAGTTCTACACCGCGGTGATGGCGTTCTACGATGCCAATGCGGCGGCTAAGAAGGGTGCAGACTTAGACAGCGATGCTAAGAAAGCTAAGGGCATTGAGCGCATTAAGTCCGGTATTGCTCAGGCTAAACAGAACGGCGCTACAGACCGTGATATCATCGACGCACTGTTAGCGGCTGGGATTGATGTATCAGGTGCTCTGACAGTGTTACCGGTGGCAGCATGATAGGCTTAACAATTATTGTAACCTCCGCTGTGCTGGTGCTTTCATCAAATCCAGCGCAGCCCGAGTTGTACTGTGTCGTGGGGAATTCAAACACCACGGACACTATGTTGTACCACAATCCCGAAGGAGGCTGTAAAGCGCTGGGGCAGGCACTGCTCAAGGATGCACAACACGATAACCCGGGCGTGCCGTTCCTCCTCGTGGTGGACGGTGCAAGCACTAACTCCATCTAGCGTAACTGACTGATAGCCCATGCGAGGCATGGGCTATAGGGCAATTTCGCCATAGGAGACTTGTTATGCCTTTCATCAAAAGCAAACTAACACCACCGAATCACGTTAACCCTGAATTAAAATCCGGTTGCTTCTATCGCACCCTAACTGATATGCAGGGCATTAATGCACCCGAGGCAGGCACCGTCGTGATGTACTTCAACAAAATGATTTACTATCCGGCGGGCGTGCTGCCGATAGATTTAGGTGGGTATGACCGTGCTGACCGCCTATCCGAAGTACAGTTCGTAGAAATTGATGTGCAGGAGGTTCAGAATGCACAGTAAGCTAACCCAGCTAATCACAGCGCTGTTCCTGCGCCACCACAATGGTATTGCATCCCGCATCGAGAACAAGGCGTGTAAGCTGTTCCAGGAGGCGGAGCACACCCTAGACGCTATCAAGCAACTCGAGGAACAAATTGAATCAATGAAGGAGCATCACATTACGTTGCTGAACCAGTACGGCATCGCGGTGGACCAAGCGAAAGGGCAGCGTGAGCGCACACGTACCATTCAAAGTACCCTGAGTTAAATACTTGTACCGCTTCCATGAGGCGGTACAGTTGTTTTCACTGGGAGACAAATCATGATTAGAGTACCCAAGGTAGTTATTCAGGAGGCCCAACGCAACGCGATGTTGAACATGCGGGCCGGGTTCAGTGCCAGCGATTGCTGGCGTAGTGCTATGGTGGACTTGAAGTGGAAGTACCATCGAGCACATAAACAGGCGGTAGATTATGGCTTCATCAAGACTTAACCCGGAGACGTTGCTCATGCAGTCCAGAGCAGCGCGTGAGTATAATCAGAAGGCCGTGAAGGCTGAACTCAAGGCGATGTACTGCCGGAAAGCGTGGCGTGTACAGATGAGCTTACAGGCGTACTGTGAGCGCTTTGGCATTCGAGGTGTTGTATGAGAAGTTATATAGTGTTCCGTCTGCCACGCGGTAGTAGTTACTTTCGCTGGAATGGCAGTCGTTTAGAGCTATGGTTACCTGATACACGCAAGTGGTGTGTCGTGGGATGCGATTATAAAGTGTACCGAGAAGTGCGTGCTAAATGCCCACTCGTTGCTAAGAACGTGGTGTTTAAATGAACCCGCGCACCGTACAAGAAACCGCTGAGTTGTTCTGGCTGTGCTTAGAGCGCCAGCAGAACATCATCGGGCCGTGGGAGCAGTTCAAACTAATCCCGAGTATCCTCCAACGCATCGCACCACTAAAGCGCCGCATCACGTACCGCTCACCTGAGCCAGGTGTACGCTTGGTGTGTACCATGCGAGTGTACGACGCAGAGGCCGCTAAAGCACTCTGTGCTGCGCTGGAGTACAACCCAGTACAAAGCCTTGCCTTGGGCTATAAAGAGGCACAGAGCCAGTTCTACGCCGCGGTACAGCGGTACTACGTGAATGAATCAGCCATGCAGTACTATCAATAAACCACAAACTATTCGAGGTGAGTCATGTTTACTGTTGTTGAACCTAACACTTGTAACCCACTGTCTAAGCAGGATGCACGTTACACACCAACCGTTGCAACCGAGACACGGAACAAACTCAAGAGTATATTCCCACTTGATACGGCGTTCAAGCCGGAAGAAGTACAACCACTGAGTAAGGAAGAAATCAAGGCCATCAAGGAACGTACACTCGAACAGCTGGGTTCGTTCGATAAGTCAGAGGTGCTAGTTGAGCAGCACCTTCTTTCAGACGCAGGGATTCCCGCTGAAGACTGGGAGAACCTGAGTTTGTACCTGGCAGTGCTGGGGCGTGCTTCGAGTGTCCCGTTCAACACGCCGCGATATATGGTTCGTGATAACACCGCTGCCCGTGAGTACTCGTACGTACTCCAGACGTGCACGAACTGGATTCGTACCACCCTGCACACTCAAGGGATTAAACGCCCGGAAGATAAAGGACTGGTGCAAGCGTGCTTGCAGTACCCAACTGGCACGTCAAGTCAGATGGATAGCCTGTGCCGCCAGTACGGACAGCACTATGGGTTCATGTCAAACCGAAACCACAGCTTCGAGGCCGTGCACGTGCGTGTACCTAGTGGAGAGAAATATTACCGTGAGCAGCACTTCTACGAGTATGCACAAGGCATGTTGTTTGGCATCGTGTACACTGAGGCGGGGAGTACGTACTTCGCAGGCTTCATCACCGAGGATGACCTGCTGAACCTGCGCTTCACTCGAACAACCCTGGGTGCAGCAGTGATGAAGCTCACGCAGGATGATGAGTTGGCGCGTAAACTCTCTGGGAAGTTCCGCCAGTGCACAGCGTACGAGTTCGTTCTGCATCCTAATGATGTGCCGTGGGGCGAGGTGTACCTGAGCACAGAAGAAGGTAGCTGCATGACCCATCCGACTAGCAGTTACAGCTGCCCGCACGGTATCCACCCAGTAGACACGTACTCCAGTGCGTACTACGGATGCGGGGATAACGGGCTGGTGCTGGTGCAAGCCATGAGCGGGGGTACAGCAGTTGGTCGTGGTATTATGAATGTACGTACCAAGAAGATTGTACGCTGGTACGGTCCGTACAATGCAGAGGTGCAGCTCAAGAACATGTTCGGAGTTACTGGGGATTCAGGTGCACTAGAGGACTCTTGGTTAGCTCTTGTTGGGGATGCCGACTGCTTCGCAGGTCCGTACGTTGATGGGGGCTACGGCTACGGCGATATCCAGGGCAACCGCGTAGTGCTTACGAATGACTCTGACTACACGCAACTGGAAGATACTTCCGGTGTGTACGGTGGCGATGAGCAGTACATGTGCACCCTCACAGGGGGCTGGTACTCAGAGAACAACCTGGAGTACCAGTCGTACAATGAAACATGGTTCAACCGTATCTACACGACCTACGACTATGCCCGTCAGTGTCCTATTACTGGTGAGTGGTTCAACAACAGCGATGGCCACTGGTGCACCATTGATGGGGACGATGTGCGGGTATCCGAATATGGGCACCATAATGCAAGTGACTTCGGTTATGAGGACCTGGGCGGGAGTATCGGACACACGCGGAACCTGGATGATTACATCCTGTTAGCAGACGGAGAGTACACGGGCAGCGATAATGCTGTGTATGATGATGTGACAGAAGATTACTACACACAGGACCAGTACGAAGCACTGGTTGAAGCACGAGAAGCAGAGGATGAACAAGATGCAGCATAAAGAAATCCCAGAGGTACTGCGGTATCTGCTACAACTACGCCGTCCGTACCAGAGCATGGAGGAAACAGTTGCTGGGGAGTTCCTCATCTCCCATCTGTGTAAAGAGCCTGACTATCATAAGTTATGTACATACCAACGTGACCGCCATGGAAACATTGAGTTTACCGTGGGTGAATTGGACAACGGTGTTGTGTTCACCTCACACCTTGATACAGTGCACCATACAGCAGGTACACAGGACTTGTTCCTGCTCGACCTAAAGGATGGTATCTTCATTGGTGCTGAGTGTGAGGGCAAGGAGAGTGTGCTCGGTGCTGATGATGCAGCCGGTATCTTCCTGATGACTGAGCTTATCAAGGCAGGTGTATCAGGACGGTACATGTTCTTCATCGGTGAGGAGTGTGGAGGTATTGGCTCCAGTGCGTACGTACAGGATAACCCTGGGTTCAGTGCTAACATGGTGGTGTCGTTCGACCGCCGTGGACAGAGTAGTATCATCACGCACCAAGGTGGATGGCGGACAGCTAGCGATGAGTTCGGGAATGCGCTGGCTAAGCAGCTGAACCAGAAGGGTGCGGGTAAGCTGGCGTACCGAACAGACACAGGTGGTTTGTACACGGACTCACGAGAGTTCGCTGATACTGTGCCCGAGTGCACTAACATCTCGGTCGGGTACTTCCACGAGCACACAAGCAAGGAGACACTGAACCTCACGCACTTACTGAACCTGCGTGATGCACTGTTGAAGGTGGATTGGACAGCACTCCCCGTGGTGCGTGTACCTGCACCCGATATTGTATGGGACACGGGTTGGATGGGGCGTACTTCTGCGTGGTACGATACTCCAACGGATACAGCGGAGGAACTACGTACGCGTGTTGAGACGTTACTGAACAAGCAGTGGGATACAATGGATTCTAAACTTCGTCAATTACTTCTAGATATCGAGGGGCATCTGAATGAGCAAATTTAAAGTGGGTGATGTTTTAGTGAAACAAGTAGCCTCACCTGGATATGAAAAGACAGTAGGCACAATGGCAGTTGTGTCCTGTCTCCCCGCCTGGGGTGGGTCATACTACAAACTGAAAGTACTAAACAATGAACACTACTCCACCGGTCACATTTACCTCATGAGTCAGGAAGAACAATGGGCATTGTGTGCAGATGAGGAACTCCCACCAGCGCCGGGGAGTGTGCGGTACAATGAGGGGGTAGACGTTAACACCTTTGAGGTTAAGGTTTTACGTGCTAATGATTACTACCCATTACGGCTGCGACTCGGAGTTACTAACAAGAAGGATTTTATGTACACTTGCCTCACACCCAATGAAGCACTCCAGCTCTGCCATGACCTGCGTCGTATGGCTATGGATTTGAAACGTAAGGAGAAACAGAATGGGTAAGTTCAAGGTAGGTGATAGGGTTGTACGTACGACTAATCGTGTGAAGTGGGGTGGTATGCTCGTTGGAGATACGGATACCGTGGTTAAGCTCACCGCAGGTACCGTTACCTTAGCAAAGTACGGGGAAGGTCATTCGTACGACTATCTGGAATTAGTTAACGCCTGTGTGTGGTGTGCACATCGCGCCGATGAACTCCGTAAGATTGCGGAGGATGCAATCACGGATTACAATATGTTCCTGGCGTTGCAGCCGGAGCAGTACAAGCCTATGGAGATTAAGTAGTAGGTCGCTCTAAGGAGGCGCTATGATTCCCAAGGAGGAGTGGCTCCACCATGCCAAGCGTCTAGCAGTCGGACAGAAGCGCCGGGTTAATCATACATGCGGTAGGTCTGCTAGCCTGGACGTATATAACAATGATGACAGTTGGAGTGCGTACTGCTTCCGTTGTAAAGAAAGTGGACGTGTATTTAAAGAGCATCAGAGTATTCGTGTGGTACAGGAAGACACATCGCGTATGCAGCCTGTACCTGTAAGTGCTTTGCACATCAGTCAAACGAGCCGGTATGAACAATCTCGAATTTGGAAATTACTTATTCAAAAAGGTTGTCCACCCGGCGTTATACCGGAGAACATGATATGGTACGACAAGACTTCTCAACGTATCTTACTGCGGATGGGCAAGCTCGCATTAGGGAGAGCGTTGAACGAGCAGCAGTTACCAAAGTGGTTGGTGTACAGCGACGAACTCAGGAAACCCCCGATAGTCTGGACGAGATTCCGGGGTGTAAAGGGAATGGAACCTGTAGTTCTTGTAGAGGATATCTTGAGCGCGTTGAAAGTGGCGAAAGCGCTGGAACTTTATGCGCCGGAAAGTTGCGTGTCCGTGGGTTCGGTACTAGGAACCAGCGTAACATTGCCTATCTTAAGGTCGATAGCGGGGCATGATGTAGTTTGTTACTTCGATGGGGATGCAGCCGGGCGTGATGGTTGTGCTGCTCTGAAACGTCGTGTAAGCGTTTTTGGCGGTACCTTCTACAACGCTGTACCCGAGCATGGAGACCCTAAAGATGAGAGCTGTGAAGGTATATGGAGGCATTTATGCAACGTATTAAACAGTGGTTATGGCTTGTAGCACGCTTCTGTGTGCTCGGCCCACTAGCAATGGTAGCTATTCTTGGGCAGTGGGCCGAGGAAGCGTTTGAGTACCTGGATGCACATATGGGGAAAGGGGAGTAGTTATGGTAAAACGTTATGAAATTACTGAGTGTAGCCGAAACCCGTTTATGTCCTATCGCTGTATGGAAGAAGACAGTCAAGGTGATTACGTGTTGTTTGAAGCCTATGAAAGGCTCGAAGCAGCGTATGTAGAACTCCAAGAACGATATGACTTGGATGTAAACCCAGAGGGTAAATAATGGATAAACTACTGCTCGCGGTACTCAAGGACCGCTCTAAGTTCCGACAGCTTCGTGGGGCAGTCCCGGATGATTTAGTTGGACAAGAAACAATCAGTATGCTGGCGTGGTACCAGGCGTGGTTCCAAGCATTCCCGGACAAGGACCGGGTAGATACAGAGAGTTTACGTTCTCTGTTTAACCTGCGTGTTGGCAGTACCATCGACGAGAACCAGCGTGCCATCATGGGTATGCTGTTCCGTAAGCTAGATGAGCCAGTGGACCAGCATGAGATTGACGGTATCACAGCGCAGTTGTACGAGCGAGACTTCAAGGGCAAGGCAGCGGCGCTTATTAACCGGTACGATAACGGTGATGAGGTGGACCTGACGTTTGAGTTGAACAGACTCGCGCACGAGAACATGCGACGTATGTCGGCCTCATCACCAGCCAGCTACATTGATGACCCTATCGCGGATATCCTGAATGACTTCCAGGGAGACCGGGGATTGAAGCTAGTCACGCAGCTCCTGAGAAGCTCTGTAGGAGGACTTCAAGGGGGTGATAGTATCGCGGTAGCAGGGCGTCCCGACAAGGGCAAGACGAGCCTCCTGGCTGCGAATCTGGTGAACTTCGCACCCCAGCTTGCGGAGATGGGTTGGGCAGGGCGTCCGATGCTATGGGTTAACAATGAAGGCTCAGGGCGACGTATCATTCCACGTATCTATCAGGCTGCATTGAAGTGTACCTTCTCGGAGATGGTGGCTAAGAGCAACGCAGGGACGCTAGTGCAGGAGTACACCGACGCTATGCACGGTGAGCGCATACTAGTTAAGGACATGCACGGCAGTACGCTCGGTCAGATTGAGCAGGTGATTGAGGAACTTAACCCGTGTGTTGTGGTGTTCGATATGCTGGCTAACTTCCGTATGCCGGGAACTGGTGGGGGTAACAAGACCGATGCACTGGAGCAGATGTGGCAAGAGACACGAGAGATGGCTGTGCGCCATGACTTTGTGGCTATGCCTACGGTACAGATTAGTGCGGATGGGGATGACCAGATGTATCCGCCGTACTCCGCATTAAAAGATAGCCGTACTGGGATACAAGGAGCCACTGACGTTATTCTAATGATGGGAGCACTTAACTCCATTGAGATGGATGAGGTGAGAGGCTTCTCCACACCAAAAAATAAACGACAAATGAATGGTTGTCCAAGTAACACACCGGGACAAGTATTCTTCGACAAACAGAGGTGTATATTTACTGATGGATGTGCTTGATAAACTAGACTACCTCCCAGATGGAACGTTTCGCTGGAATAATTTAGCGTATCACAACTGTCGAGGGAAGTTAGCGGGTTCATTATCTGGTTGTGGGTATCACTATATCCGTAGCCATAAGCGGGGCCGCTTGGTGTGGACAGCACACCACGGCCCCATCCCCAAAGGTAAGGTTGTTGACCACAAGAATGGTGTAAGGAGTGATGACCGCATAGAGAACCTGCAACTGGTAAGCCAAGCAGAGAACATTATGCTTGGTACAACAGAGCTGTATGCCAGCAACACTCACGGATACACGGGTGTGTACTTCATACCTGGGCGTAGAGTAGGGAAGCAATACCAAGCAAGCGTTCGATACCAGGGGAAGAACATCTCCTTTGGGTACCATGCAACACCGGAGAAAGCTGCGGAGGCCAGGCGACTTGGCATGTCCTCCCGTGGGTTGGTGTCAAGACGTTGATTAACAACAACTTATTAGAAGTCCTACTATAAGGAGAACGAGACATGGCGAGAAAGAAGAAAGAAGATACAGTAGTTCCTGTAGATACAGTAGCGTGGGAGAAGGCAGATGCTCTCCTGAACCAGCTAGAAGCACAGCAAGCTCAGGATGTAGAGCCGGTAGACAATAAGCTACGTAATCAGATAGTAATCTCTTTACTAGATACAGCGAAGGTGTACATGCTGATTGCTAGTGAAGAAGATGTACTGCGTAATCGAGTGCAATCGCTGATTAAGATTGCTGATATCATTGTAGATGAATTGGAGAAGGGCTGATGGTATTCTATATTGTTATAGATGAGTGGGGTTGTGAGAATATCTTTCGCAGCAAGGCCCTAGCACAAAAATTTCTAGTTGCAGGTAATGCAGACACGGGGTTGGGTATTATCACGATTGATACAGAGCGGTTGGGTGCTTGGACAGAGCAAGACTTTAACGCGACATATGGAGAAAGTAATGACTAAACAACACGTAGGTTTCTCGGTAATCCTAACCACTATCGACCCGAAGGATGTGCAGAAGCTGGCACAAATCATGCAGGTATTCGCTGATGAGTCAGTGAGTACTTCTGAGATTGTTGTGAGTACCGCCCATGCCTGGACTGTACAGAATGCAGCGGAAGCGCGCACAGTTGGTATGAATCCAGCAATAGCCGCACCGTACATCGGTAATTAGAAGTCCGACCCAGTGGGAGAGAAAGCTCTCCCTTTTGAATTACAGTAGGATTCTAAATGTACAAGATAATTCATTGTGACCTTGAGGTCGAGAATCATCCGTGGTACGGACAGGTAGCAAGTCCGTTCTGCCCAGAGAACTACATCGTAGCACCGGGCTGGCGTATTGATACAGTAGATGATGCTGGTGTAGTGCACCCAGGTACAGTACAAGACAGGTACTTCCACTCGAAGGAAGAAGCTGACGCAGGTGCTGACTGGTTCGATATGCTGAACGACCCAGCAGTGTCTATCGTAGTAGCGCACAATTCGCAGTTCGAGATTAAGTGGTGGCTGAGTAAGTACCGCAGCGTGTTTGAGGCATTCATCAAGCGAGGTGGGCGTGTAGCATGTACCGCTATGGCTGAGTACTTAATCAGTCACCAGCAGGAACTGTACCCATCGCTGGATGAGACTGCTGTGAAGCACGGTGGTACGCACAAGGTGGATGGCGTTAAGATTCTCTGGGAGCAGGGATACCTCACCTCGCAGATTGATAAGGCACTTCTTCTGGAGTACCTCTCTGGTCCGTGTGGCGATATCGACAACACCGCTATCTGCTTCTACAGCCAGCAACAGCAACTCGCTGCGCAGGGTATGACTACGATGTACTGGGAGCGCTGTGATGCTCTCATGGCGTTTGCGTACTGCGAATGGTTCGGCCTGTACGTTGACCGGGGTGTGGCAGAGAAGAACCGACAGGAGCAGGAGGCAGAGATTGCTAAGCTCCAGAAGGAACTGTACACGCTGCTGCCGGATAACTTACCAGAAGAACTAGAGTTCAACTGGGGCAGCGACTTCCATATGTCTGCTCTGGTGTATGGTGGTCCGGTGAAGTACCGTCACAAGGTGCCGTACGGCGATGGCGTACTCACAGATAAGCAGTACGTGAAGGCTGACTTCCTCAAATTTGGTATACACTCCCAGCTTGCCGATGTAGTTGAGCGAGATGGTGTGGCGTACTGGGAAGGGTGTTTTGATGCACCAGTTACCCGCTACAAGTCAGGTAAGAACAAAGGCCAACTCAAAGTGTTCCGGGAGGACACTGATGAAGAGAAACTCAAATGGGAAGACACCTCGGTTATCCTTCCGGGACTGGTCAACCTGGGTGGACTGCCAGCTGGAATTAAAGAGAAGTACATTGGTAAGCGAGCTGAGTTCAGAGGAGCGCGCATCCTTTGTGATGGGGTCACTCCGGTTTACTCCACCAGTACAGAGGCGCTCAAAGGACTCAAGAACTTTGTGCCAGAAGTTGGTCTTATGGTTAAGCTCGCGTCTCTCGAGAAAGACACAGGCACTTATTATCTTAGAGAAGAACTAAACGCTGACGGAAGTGTGAAGAAGGTGAAGGGCATGATGCAGTACATCGGCCCGGATAGTATCGTGCACCACTCGCTGAACGTAACAGCGACGGTAACAACTCGCCTTAGTTCAAGTGACCCGAACTTACAGAACCTGCCGCGCGACGGGACCTCGAACGTTAAGGAGATGTTCACCAGCCGCTTCGGTTCAAACGGACGCATCGTCGAGGTGGATTACTCAGCACTGGAAGTTGTAATGCTGTGTGCCATGACGAAGGATACCGACCTGTTAGCGCTTCTGCAAGCCGACACAGATATGCACTGTTATCGTCTGGCGTATCGTCTTGGTGAGCCGTACAAGGAAGTGAAACGCATCTATGATGATGAGGGGCACCCACGCCACGAAGAGTACAAGCAAATGCGTACGGACATTAAGCCGCTATCATTCGCTGACCAGTACGGTGCGACAGCAGGGGGCTTAGCATTCAACACCGGATGTAGCATTGAGTTTGCCGAGGAATTCCAGGCGAACGAAGCGCGCATGTTCCCGGTGTCTCGTGGATTCCGTCAAGTTATTATTGATGAGGTTGAGCGGACAGGGGCATTACCAGAAGGCATTCGTCGTGAGATGAGTGATACCGGGGCATGGCAGGTGTACCGACGTGGGTACTACCAAGCGCCGAGCACAACACGGTACAGCTTCCGCCAGCAGAAGGCATGGGACAAGGATGCTCGACAGGAAGTGATGAAGTACAAGGCAACGCAGATGGCTAACTATCCGTTCCAGGGTGAGGCCGGGTTCATGATGAGCGTATCAATGGGGAGAATCTGCCGATGGTTGATTAGCAAAGACTGGTTCGACAACAAAGTGTGTCTTATCAATAACGTACATGACGCCGCGTACTTAGATGTAGCTGACGAAGTAGTAGGGCGTGAGGCTGCGTTGGGTGTTAAGGCAATCATGGAAGATGCACCGAAGTACCTGACGGCGCTGTTCCCGGCGTACGACATGGCAGATGTACCCTTCCCGGCTGCTGCTGAGTGGGGCCAGAACATGAAAGACAAAACCCATATCCATTAATACAGAGAGATAATACATGAGCTTAGATATCCTGAATACCCTGATTGAAGATGTAGTCGCAGTACAGCACGTAGACATGACCGAAGAGTCCACGGGTGGCGGTGGTGCGTTAATGCCGGAAGGCTTCGCCATGGCTCGTATGGTAACGTACATTGAGTTGGGTATGCAGCCGCAAGAGTTCGGTGGTAAGGCGAAGGCACCTGCACCAGAAGTTATCCTGGGCTTCAAGCTGTTCGGTGGTCCTGATAACTGCTACGACGGTCGCTTCCTGAGTACCTTCCCAATCGCACTGGGTAACAACACCAAGGCAAATGCGAAGATTACCTTTGACCGACTGAACTGGCAGGGTAACATGAAGCACTTCGCACAGGCTTTAGGCAGGGGCTTCCTGGTCCCGGTGACTGTTCATACGAACGAAACCACTAAGAAGCAAAGTAACCGTCTGAATCTCAAGGGTATCCTTCCGCCTATTGACCCAGTAAGTAAAGGTGCGTATCCAATTCCGGAAGTAACCGCTGATGATTTGAAGTACTTCTTCTTCGACAAGCCAACTAAAGAGATGTGGGATAGCCTGTTCGTCGAGGGTACCTACGATGACGGCGGCAGCAAGAACAAGAACCAGGATAAGATTCTCACTGCGCTGAACTTCCCCGGCTCCCCACTGGAGCAGCTCATCTCTGGTGTAGTTCTGCCCGACCCGGGGAGCGTGCAGGCTGTACCCGCAAGTGATTCTGCATCGGTAACGCAAGCCGGAACTAGCGCGCCGGAAGTACCAGCAGCGATTGGTCCGCAGTCTGCGCCAAGTGCTCCGGTAATGCCAAGTATGCCTGCTATGCCAGCAGCACCTGTAATGCCTAGCTGAAAGGATGAGTGGGATGGTTATGCGTGTTATTAAGAAGGTGTGGGGTTTGCTGTGGATGGTGCCTGCCTTAGCAGGTATCTTCCTGTTTATGATTTGCCTTGCCCTCGGTAAGGGACCCAAGGTCACATCCATTTTACTAAAGGAATGGACGGATGCAACTAAACGAGTTATTAAACGAATTACCTGAACAATTCCCTCCCGCTGTGCCGGGGAGGGTTCTTCTCTTGGACTCAGACTTCGCCTGTTATCAAGCCGCCGCAACGGTTAAGAACTTAGACACAGCAGTGCGCCGATTCCAGACGCTAGTAGAAACACAGAGGTTCCTAGTAAATGCAGAGACCGTGGAAGTACACCTCACGCCATCTGGGTGCACTAAACAGCACCGTGATTGGTACCCTACTATCAAGCCATACCAAGCTAACCGAGATGGGAAAGCAAAGCCCCCCCTCCTTCATCCACTCCGAAGTGCTATCCCACGGACGGGCTGGGATGCTCATTGGTCCGTGCATCCGTGGCTTGACCGTGAAGCAGATGATGGTCTGATGATGAGTGCAGTGCTCCTCGGTGACCGGGCTGTGATGTGCTCAGGAGATAAAGACCTGAACATTACACCCGGCCCTCTCTGGGTTGCTGATGAGGGGCGAATTGATTATATTGAGGATAGGTTCGGGTGGATTAAACTCAAGCGCTCCGAGAGCACCACGAAGGTAGTAGGTCATGGCACGAAGTTCTTCTGGGCGCAGATGCTCATGGGGGATACTGCGGATAACGTCCAAGGTATCGTCAGGCTTAATGGGAAGACCTGTGGGGCGGTAGGAGCGTGGAATGCACTCAATGGTATTACCTCAGAAGCAGACGTCGCAGAGTTCGTCCTACGAGCGTATGTGGCAGCTAGTCAGAATCCACTCGCTGAGGCAGAGTGCTT